TTCGGCGATCTGCTGGTGCATTGTCGGGCCAGGGGACGGGAAGAAGATGTCGGTGTCCATGTCTCGACATAGGGCCTTGAGCTTCCATGGCTGTTTCACATTCTCCACGGATGCCAGCCGTCCCCGTTTTTGTAAATGCTGTAGACGTGGATGGCAAGAGCGGACGAAAGATTGACGGCCGGGTCGAAGAAACTCTGGGGTCGACCGTCCATAACGCCTAATTCGCTCAGCCATTTCAGCCAAAACCCATTCGTCTGGGTGAGTCCGTATGACCCTCCATTCAGGTCGTTCGGGTTGTGGGCGTCCGGCTGGCATCGGCTCTCCCTCCACATGATTTCGCCTAGGCGGTGCAGAACGTCACGGTCGGCGGGCCAGCCGACTTCGACGGCCAGCGGTATCCACTCTTGGCATGGGGTCCATGGGTAGACGATTGGTTCGGGTGCAGCTGTCGACGTGGTGGTCGATGTGGTGCTGGTGCTCGAGCTTGTCGTCGTGACTTCGACGTACTGGATTGGCGTCGAATGGGGCACTGTTGGGGTTGGCTGTACTTCGTCGGCCTCGAAGGCCGAGTCGGCGAGCCAACCGATGCAGATGGCAGTAGCACAGATCGTGCCGGCCAGCATGGCTTTCATGGGGTTCTCCTGTCTGTCGGGATCAGGTGGGCCTGTGTCTACCGACTTATCAGGAGGGTGTCAAGCCTTTGGCTTCTTGCCGATGATCGGATCGACAGCTGTACCGCTTCGGGCGGCGATGCCGTTGCCGATGGCGTAGCCGAGAATCGAGCCGATCATGCCGGTTCCGGCCTCGGTGGGGATGGCGTTGACGGCGAGAAGCACGGTGAGGCAGATCAGGCCGACGAGGGCGATCAGGGCCTTGGGAGGGTTTGTAATGTTCATTTGTTTCCTTCGAGGGCTGCGACGATCCGGTCAAGGATGTCGGTGAATGCTTTTGTGACGGCATCGGGATCGTCAGCCATGTCGGGAGAGATCTCGTAGTGGACCCAGTTGCCACCTTTGCCGATTGTCGGCTTGTTGTAGACACGCCAGCCGGCCAGCAGGCCGCCGTTATCTCGGCTGCATCGGTAAGCGGCCCCGTATTCGCCGGGGATCCAGACGTTGCGATAGTCGTGGATTTCCTCGATACCGAGCTCGTCACGGAAGGCGTACAGGAAGTCGATGGCGGCCTTGACTTTGTCCTGGGAACCTCCTAGGTCGCAGGCTCGTCCTGTGGCGTGTACCGACAGGCTGGAGCCTCCACGCACCGGCCGGTTAGCGAAGATCCCCAAAGACCGCATCTGGAACAGAAAGGCCATGAGGGCCTGAAACTGTTTCGTGCCGGGGCGTGCGCCTCGAGCGACAGCGTCCTTGGTGCCGGTGTACGGCCTGCTCATGAGGGCGGTGTGGGCCAGACCGGGTTCGTGGGGTCGGTGGTGTTGGCCGGAAGGTCACGGAGGGCCTGCCGGTAGGTTTTCCAGGCGGCTGTCGAGGTAGGCGAATCGCTAAGCACTGTCCAGTCGGATTCCGAAAGAAGTCGGTTTCGTTCTGATCGAAGCCTTTCCCATTGGCGTTCGGTTTCTTGTGCCTCGTCCTTTTGTAACTGGGCAATTTCGGCGGCGGTTGCATCTCGTGTTTCGGTTGTGCCGTCGGGGTAAGTAGTGGTGATTTGGAACATTGGATTTTCCTAACTGGTAAGTCCGTAGACGACGACAAAACCGTTGAAGTTTGGTCCGGCGATTGTGTAAAACGTGAATCCGTCGTAGGCAACGCTCTGTGTGTGATGCAGGCCAGAAGCTGACGACCGTGCGTTACTACCGTCGTGCGTGGTGTGTTGTCCGACGATGGCCGTCCGAACTGCAACCTGCGGCTCATAGAAGTACATGGTGTATGCGCTGTTGTAGGTCGCATAGATGTCTGGTAGTTCCCAGTGGTTGTCGCTGGCTTGGTACGAATTAGCCACATTCGTGAAAATTGCCCATTGGCGTTGGTACGACGATGCGGTCGTGTTGTCAGTGCCTGAGGCACGAAGTCGAAGCCTGGGTGCGGTTTGTGCTGACGCTGTAAGCGAGTAAAACTGGACAAGATAATTCTTGTAGGTTGACGTGAAAACGCCGTTCAATGACACTGACGTGCAAGATCCAGTTATGCTGACGACACCGTTGCTTTCGATTGTGACGGTTCCGCCTGTGTTTGCTGTGCTTGTAGGCGTTGCAATCGGTAGACCTCCTGCAACGGGCTGAAACGAACCAGAACCGGCTCCGTCGGCAATCCAAACCTGACCGGTTGTGGCCGATGTCGGATCGAAAATATTGACGTTGGTGCCGATGTTGTTGACTTGGGCGGCGGTAAGTACGTCGCCATCGACAAAGTCGGTTTTAGTGGGCCAGGTCATTGATTTCTCCTAGAGCGTGTTCGTTCCCAGAATACCGAACTCGGAAGATCCCAGGATGAAGGCGGTTGATAGTGGGTAGGCGGTGGTAAATTGGGTAATCCACCGGTCGGGTGTGATGTCGTGCTGGTGGCCTTGGACCGTGACTCGGAGGTCAAGGTTGGTGCCGCCAGCCATGTTTTTATCGACGACGATTGGTGCGCCGATCTCGAGGGCTAAGGCTGGTTCGACTCGGTCGGTGTCCGATGACAGGTCAAGCGTGAGGCTGTTGATGCGTAGCCGGACCTGTTTGCGGTAGTTGAGGATGGCGGTGGCTCGAGCCAGGGTGGTCGTGTTGTCTTTGATGTAGAGGCCGGACTTGCTGTAGGACCTCAGGAAATACTCGTCGATAGATGTCGAGTCAGACACTGTTTGGGTGGTGCCGGAGTCTCGAGTGAGGCTGACCTGGTTTGCTAGCTCGGTGTCGTCGTAGGCGATGTCAATCTTTTGGTATTGGATGTTTATGCCTTCGTCGTCGAAGTAGTACGGGGTTCCGGCTGCGAGGGTCGACAGGGTGGCTCGGCTGTAGAAGGTGGCTTTGCCGTCGTGGTCGATGAAGAAGGCACCGAGATCCGAGAAGGCGCAGTTTTGGATAGCTGAAAGTGCGGAGCGGAGACCGCCGGGGTCGTTTTCGAGGAGGGTGTCGCCGTTGTCGATGTTGCGTTGTCCGGCTGGCCAGCCGATGGCGTCGAGAATCTGGTTGATGCGAGTCCCAGGCAGGTCGTTCGTTGAGGCTGTTGGAAGGCTGTCAATGTTGGCGAGGGAGAGGAGTCGGGTGCCGTCGACGCACTGTAAGGTCACGACGGAGTAGTCGACAGACGGGTCAGCCCACTCGTAATCCCAGGAGCTGATGTAACCGGAAAACAGGCTGTACGTCGTTCCGTCGTAGTCGGCTTTGACCTGTACCTGGCGCATCGGCTTGATCTGCCCGTAGTACGGGCTTGAGGCGTTCGATGGGTTCCAGTCTCCGGTAAAGTCATAGAACTGGATGATGGCTTCGCCAGGTAGGTAATCCTCAAACATTCGGTCACGGCCATGCCGAGTGGAAATGCGGCTGACCAGGCTCGAGATGTCAACTACCTCAATGGTGGATGAGGCGAGCACGTTGACCCCGAGGATGCCGTCCAGGGCGTCACCGAGCACCAGAGGGTCGCCAAAACCGGCTCCAGTACCGAGCCGGATTGTCACCTCGGGCGTGCAGGGAAGCGTCACTGGTTCGAATACACCAGCCCTGCGCCATTGCGCTGCGAATTGACCAAGCCCTTACGGACGGACTCGACAAGATCGTTCTGGGAGATAACGGACCCAGCCACGTTCACTGTGACGTTACCGCTTGAGGTTGGTTGAATGCTGAATGCTGACCGGCCCGAGCCCATACCCGAACTGGTGCCGGCCTGTTCTCGAGCTGTGCTGATGACATCAATGAACGACGTTCGGTTTCGGGCCACATAATTAAGTTGCCGTTCGATCTCGGTTAGATCGGCCTGATCCAAAGCGGCAATCATCTCGGTTTTCTTCTCGTCGGGGATGTTGTCCATTTGGGCGATGTACTCGGCAAGCTTGAGGCGTGCCTGGTCGGTTTCACGCTGGGACTCTCGGAGGGCTTCTGGTGTGGCCTCAAAGAATGCGTCAAGGGCGGCGGTTTTGGCG